GCGTAGCGTTGCACGAAGATTTGATGCCGTATGAAGGCATCTTTAATGACGTCGTTGGTACTCACTTACGCTTTTTATACCCTGACGCAAAAATGGCCTTGCCCTGCCTCGCAGCCTCTTCCTTCGTCTTATAGACCTTCCCGGTCTGCCCCCAGCGATAACCACCTTTTACTTTATAGACAGGCATCACCATTTCACCTTATCAGCCCAATACGCAGCGGACATTTTGCCCTTCGCTATGTTCTTGGCGTGTCGTGCCTTGAATGACGCTCTACGAGCTTTCGCAGCGTCCGATTCACCCTTTCGCGCTGGGCTTCCCGATACCCCTTGCTGCCCGAAGCGTATCGTCTTGATCTCGTCACCCTCTTTAGCGAGGACAACATGGCTTTTCGTTGGATGTTTAGGGGTCCGTTTGGGTTTGTTGTATCCCGCAACGCCTAACCTCTCTATCCGGGGGTCCTTAGCCACGGGTAGCCCTCCTAACGGCAGCTCTCTCGGCTTTCGTATAAGAGGCAGACTGCTTACCCTTCTTCGTTGCTTTGTTCTTAGCGCGGCTTCCTGCTGCCTTCTGGCCGGGGCTTAGGGCTTCACGCGCAGCTTTTGGCAGATAGCGAGACTTCCCCGGCTTACCCGTGTAGTCCCAATCCTGCTTAGTCCAGTTACTTAGGCTCTTCTGGGGCTTCTTCATGACTTGTAGCCTCCGCCTTTGGCCTTGTATTCCCTTGCAAGCATCTGTGCCTTACGCGCAGACCATTGCCCCGGCTTACCACCCTTACCGCCTGCCTTGATCTTCTCAAACAGGTTCTTCCGCATCGTGGGCTTAGTGTAGTTCCCAGCGGCGTTTACCGTTGATTTCTTCTTAGCAGGCATAAGTACCTCCTACGCTAGCGGGCTTACTTCGCCAAGCTCTTCCCGTACATCCTCAAGGGTACGGTCCCCGTCGATGACCCCAGCCGCCTTAAGCCGCTGGAAGATATCCGCATCAGAGATGATCTGGCGATCTAGAAGCGTCGTCATTGCCATAATCAACTGGGGGTCTAAGCTCTTATCGTAGAACTCCCGGTTAATCTCAAACTCTGCCTCTTCAGCCGTACCCATGAACTCACCGCACCAATAGATGCACTGCTCAATAGCCATAGACAGGTTATTAACTACGTCACCTAATACGCTGTTCTCAGACGCGAAGCGGATACGAGCGCCCTCTGCGGTCTCATTGTTGCCCCGGTCAGTGATGATCCGCGCCCCAATAGCCACCATAGCGTTCTCTTTCGCCTTCATGGCTTCCATGACGAGAGAGTTGGGGTTGGGCTGGAGAAGGGTTGCCGACCCCGTGTCGCCTAATACATGGCCTGTACGAGCGCCTAGCTTAATCCCATCCGGGTTGTAGTCGTGCCACTGTTCCGGTGACAGGTTGTGCGTGATGAACAGCGTAGGTTGCCCCACGATAAAGCAGGACTCCTCGTAGTCTGCGCTGTTCCGATAATGGGCGATGTTTACGTCCGCAATATCAGAAAGGGGCGCGTCATCAACGGTCGCGTCGTTGTTCTTCGATCCCACAAACATAAGAGGGATGAAGTCCCAGACCGAACCGTCAGCCTTACGGGGATAGAACTCGTCCGTGTACTCTTCTTCGTCCCGGTACAGTTGCTGCGTGTATCCATCTTCCCGTAGGCGAAGCACTCGATACTGGGTCTTCTTCTCATGCCCGAACTCGTCGTCACCCTCTAGATACGTCTCAGCCAGTACACAGAGGGTCAGGAGCTTGCGTCCTCGGACGTTATCCGTCTTCCAGTTTACGCACTGCTCAGCCGTATAGGGAATGATCGCAGCCCGAAGGTCTAGCCGTGCCACCTCTTCCGCAGTCAGGCCATCTTCCGTCTGGGGATAGTCAACGAGGAGGACAGACCGACCCGTCTCAAGCAGGTTGGATAGCTCATCCTTAGCCATCTGAACCAGCCCAAGGCCATCACCCGTCGCATCGTCCTCTAGATACTCTAGCCCATTGGGTAGTTCATAGGAGGGGGCACGACGGAAGGCAGCGCCTACCAGAGCGGATTTAGTCCGGCCCGTGAAGTTCGTATATAGGGCGCGCTTCAGATACTGGCGATAGCGGAGCGTCTGAGAGCCCACCGTATCGTCATTCGATTCCGCGTCAGGGACTGGGAGGTACTGGTGGCGCTTGTCCTTAACATAGATCGACCCACGAACCGCATCGCGTGTCTTTTGCCACATGGGGTAGTGCAGTTCCCATTCCGGGTGCTTAGTATCAACAGGCATCGCCACGCCCTCTAAAGGTTTTGTCTATCATACCGCAAACTGGAACTTAACATTAGCCACGGGTTTGATCACCGGGAACTCATACGCAATGGGGTAAGTCGTTGCGTCATTCTGGTGATCGTTACCTGAGCTCTTGTCAGGCTCGCCGTTCTTATACGTCTGCTGCTCTAAACAGTCCGCCGTATTCTTGCACTTCTTCGCATTGATTTTAACTGTCCCGTTCTCTAGGGCAGCGTTCATAGCTAGGATGCGATCCTTCACCGCAGGGTTCCGCTTGTTCACCCTTACATAGAACCCAGCCTGTTCTAAGAGGGCAATATCCGAAACAGAGGCATTTACGGTCTTACGGGCCGAACCAGAGGCGTCAGGGTAGATATAGATAGGATGCCCCTCGTATCGAGACTGGATAATCCGAATCATCTCTGGCGTATCGAACATCCGTACCAGTTCGTCTACACCGTGCCAGCCGTCCTCCCTCTGAACGTAGATCGTAGCGCACTGTTGGGTCACGTTGAAGTCACAGCCGATATAGAGCGGCTCCCTTGGCTGGATTGTCTCCTCCGAATTGCACCTAGCCCGATCATAGGAAGCGTATACGGTTCCACTAGTTAGGTTTACGAATTGACCCTCTAGGTAGGCAGCTAACAAATGCTCTGGGTAGGCTGCTTTTAGGGAGTCTATATACCCATCTGGTAGGTAGGGGTTTGATTCCGTGGGCGCTTGGATGATCTCGTAGCCGTCTTTAGGGTCTTTCTTCCACATCTCGTAGACGAACCTGAATCCTTCAGGCGTTGTCGTTACCCCAATCGTGTTAGGCCCTGCCTTCTTCTGCCGGTTCCGAGCCATGATCTGCCGCCAAGCATAGGCAGCGTCGTCCCTCTTAAGGGTATCCAGCTCGTCTATATCAGCGTCTGCGTGTTCGTAGCCCACGATCCTTTGAGGGTTGTCCATGGTACGGAAGAAGATTGACCCATACCCCTCCAGCTCAATCATGTTCAGAGGGGACTTCTGTAGCCTGTAGGAGATGCCTAACTCGTCTAGCATCGCCTCAAACCGGGGCCAAGCGATCATCCTAATGAGATCGTAGGTAGGGGCATAGAACCCACGATTCGTACCGGGGTGTCGTACAAGCCCAAGAATAGACCGAAGGATAGCTGCCTCAGTCTTACCTGCTCCAAACCCAGCAATGAAGGCAGGGAACTTCGCCTCAGACGTTATGTAGTCGTACTGAGGCTTAGTCGGGCTGATTGACGGCATACGGATTAACAATGCTTAGCGTCACAGGCTGCTGATGTTGAGGCGCTTCTGTTTCACGCCATCCCGCTTGGGTTTTAAGGTAGAACATAGCCGCAGACGTATTGCCGTTCCGGGCTTGGCTCAACAGGTTTCCAGCTACCCCAGCAATGGCCTTTGACTTGCCCCTTTTATACGCATCAGAAACTTCAGGCTGACGATCTTCGATAGCTCGTAAGGTTGTTTCTGATAGTCCGAAATAGTCCGCCATCTGCCCCTTAGATAGGACAGCAGCTAGCGCCTCAACCTGAGCCACCTGCTCTTCCGTAAATACCACAGGAGGTCGTCCGCCGCCTTCGCCTTGTCGTCCACGCTTAGCCATTGGACACCCCCGAAGAATGGAGCGCTGGGGTCGGATTTGCACCGCCCTCTCCTGCATGGATTGCAGGCGTGTCGCTATCTACACTTCCAGCGCGCTTAGGGTAAGGCTTCGACAAGGGTAGCACTTTTTTTCGCATTTCTGAATCTAACGGCATAAGGTAACGATGCTTGCCGCGCGTGTTAATAATCGTGCATTCGCTTGGCTTGACTGTTTTTCTTTTTACGCCTTGCTGAATATTCCAACCTTTTTCGCTTACTTGCCTTGAATGTAGTCTGCGCCCATTGTGCCAATACTCTTTGCCAGCAGCCGTGTCACCGACATAAAGCCAATTCCCAGCCTGATAAATCCCGCCATGATGCCCATATTGTGGGTCAGCGAATGAAACTACTAGCCTTAAATAAGGGCTATTTCGTTTCAAAAACTGTATCGCAAGTCTAATAATCCGAGAAACTGGCGATTGATGATTTGTAAGCGCAACGCGAGTTAGCTCGCATCCTTCAGCCTGAGACAGCCCGTAAGGCTTTAACAAATTAGATGAAGCTCCCCTGCTAAACAATACCACGCCTATAAACTTGCCATTTTCCCATGCGCCTATTTTTACTAATGGCGGAACAGGCACGCTTTTACTGTAATGCCAATTCTCGCAGGAGTACTTAGCTGCCTTATGGGTTGCCCAGTCTATCTTCAAATCATGCTTGCTCACGCAGGTCGAACTCCTTTCCGCAATAAGGGCAGGCACACCACTTGGGCTCTAGCTCGTCTAGCTTCCCCTGATCTTCTTCTGTGCCGGGAGCGAAGTCTGGCTCGTCTAAGAGCTTTGTTAATTCATCTGGGTCAAAGCCCAGCAGGTCAAGGTTAAAACCCTCGTCACTGAGGGCCATGATTTCCTCTGTAAGGGCTCCAATGTCCCAGCCTGCGTTCAGGGCTAGCTTGTTATCAGCAATGACGTAGGCGCGCTTCTGGGCCTCTGTAAGCCCTTCTAGCGTTATGGTGGGGACTTCTTCCATCCCGAGCGCGTTAGCAGCTTCTAGCCGCCCGTGCCCCGCGATGATGCCGCCATCTTCGTCAATCAGGATTGGGTTCGTGAATCCGAATTCCTTAATGGATTCTACGATCTGACCGACCTGTTCCTTGCTATGGGTGCGGCTGTTGTTCTCATACGGCGTTAGGTCTACCGCCCTGCGGTATTTGATCTGCATACAAGCCCCCGGCTTTAACGGGGGCCCTGCCCCCTACGCTGCTGATCAGTATACAGTTTTTGCCCTTCCTTGTATCCCTTCTCGTACGCGCCCCCTACTTTCACGTTAAAGGGCGCCTGAGCGTAGCCGTCCTGTTTACCGAGCAGGTAGTTAAAATCCTTGGCTAGAATCATGGCTCCCCCTATTCGCATAAGCCGTAGATGCTTGAGCATTGCGTAGGCTCTTGGACACTAGTTATTAAATCGTACTGCTTTCCTCCGCGCGAGGTCTTAGCCCACTCTACGGCTTGCCATATACCTTGAGCCTCTACGTTTTCTAAAGTTATATCCTGATCCGTATAGCTAGATGCCGTTCTAAACGTGCTTGCGCCTTGCTTGGAGGTCTGACTTACCAGCTTTTCCCATTGGGCTACTCTAGCGATCTCCTCTGGGAACCGAGTCCCAATCTCTCTCAGTTCGTCCTTTCGAGCGTGAATGCAAGGCATACAACCGACTCGCCCCATGCCTTGCTCATAGAGAGGGTTGTGCTTGATTCCATGGCGACGATGAAAGGCAAATACATCCTCAACGGTCCAGCGAAGAATAGGGCGGTAATTGACGATTCCCGGTAAGTCCCCGTCCAAATCAAAGTCATAGAGCTTGGCTCTGGCTAAAGACTCCTCCCGCCTCACTCCTTGCCAGCTCAGGACCATTCGATTCTGCCTAAGAGCAGGAGCCATAACCTTTTGCGTAATCGGAGCGTGCTTTAACTCCATCGTGCAAAAGCGCGCCTTCGTGGATGGAAAGCGTCCGCTAAGCATACAAAGGTCCAGAAACGGGTTCCCGGTTGGGACTAAAAGCTGCAGCGCCCGATCAATATGCGATTGCGGCACCCCATCCTTAGCCCATTGCTTAACGATGAACTCCCGTTTGTTTGCAATCCTCATGCGAAAATCTGCCCGAACCCATCGAATCGGTACGTTAAGTGCTTCCTCAAGGTAACGCACATAGTCGTAGGTCTGGGCGTGTTCGTGGCCTGTATCGGCAAACACAACTTCCATGTTCGGCGTTTCGCGCTCTAAAGCTAAAAGAAGAAGCGCAGTGCTATCCTTCCCGCCAGATATTGAAACAATGTTCTTCAATGGAACTGCTCCCCTGCGGCTTCCCATTTAGCCATGATCTTCTCCGCCTCCTCCTGCTGCTTCTGAATCAAGCGAGCAAAGGCGTGCATCATGGCCGATACGATAGCTGCTTCTTCCTCCGTTGGCTCGCCCTCAAAGACAACGCCAAGGTTGTTCTCCTCGGCGTCCCAGACAATCTCGTCAACCTTAAAGGTCATAGTCGCCCATCCGCATGGCTTCCATCTTCTTATGGAAGGCGTCAGAGCATATCAAGAACTCCTCAACCTCCTTCTCGTACTCATTGACGATAGCCTTAGCCCGATCCGCGTGGCTCTTGTGTTCTAACATGATTGTAGCGAGCCCAAAGGGGTCTAGGCCCATAGTCTCAAAGAAGTATTGCATAGAGTCTGCGTCGTTCACGTTCTTCCATACCCATTCCTCAACGTGATATTTGGCCTGCTCTACTACCATCTCTCGGGTCTCTGCCCACCACTCATAGTTTTCGTCGTAGTCGCGCATCGATCCTCTCCTCAAGCGCCTTGATTTGTTTTCGGGGTCAATTTACAACGCGGCATAACAAAGCCGACACAAACTTAATCCACTCCACCCCCCTTGCTTTTTCTATGGCAGCTCGGGCTCGTTCCTGCCAATCAGGCCCCAATGGCAACCCCTCCGCTGAGACCTCTACCGCATACTGCAAAGCCTCTAGTAAGTCGTCGCGCTGCGCTTCCAACTTCTCAATAAGCACAGCTTGCTCCTTAATCATGTCACCTGAGGCTAAAGCATCATCCCATGAAACTTTGTTCATCACTCACTCTCCTTGGTCAGAGATAGCTGACCTTCATTAGTTGTTAGGGACAGCTTTAGCTGCCCTTTGCTTTTGCGATGGCGGCTCGGGCGTTGTCAAAAACCGGTGCCGCTTCCGGGTAGTCCAAATCGTATTCGCGCAAATACTCAAGAAGACTATTTAAAGCACCTAATAAATCAGGCGCTGCGGCGATCAAGTGAGCATCCACTTTCCGCGTCACCGCACCCCAAATCATCTTCGGGTCGCTAGTGGTGGCAATAAAGCAGCCAGCTTGAGGAGCGTGGATGTCGTACCCATCCACGAGGCTTTCCACGACCCACGGTCCCGGCGTGTGCCTGCTCATTTAACCGCCTCCTCGATGATCGTGAACTGAAACCCGGATTTAAGGCCGAAGTCCAAGGCCTCCTCAAAAGAGTCGTACCAGTTGGTGTAATTGAAGTTAATCATTACGCAGCCGAATCTCATTATTCCTCCTCCACATAAGAGCAGTCAGGGCTGCGCTTCTCGTAGTCGGGCCAGTACCCATTGCAGACCATATCGGTATAGTGATCCGCCTCGTCTACCGCGTCTTGGTAGTCGAGCTCCCCGACACATCCGAGAACAAATAAGATTGATAAAACTGCTAATAGAATTTTCATAACGTCTCCTCTCTGTAGACGCTTAAACCTTACTCTCATCAGGCTAGAAATGCACAGCTTTGTTTATACCGTTTTGCTCTAAAAACCGTTCTTTTAATACCTCTAGCCTCGCCTTGGCTAGTCGCTCTCTCTTAAAATCCTTATACGACAATGGCTTACCCTGTTTGCGCATCTGCTCGGCCCCAGCGATTACGAGCCGATCTACCTCTGCTTCTTCGTATACCCGTTTAGGTATATAGCCTTGCTCTAGAGGTTTCTCAAATAGCACCGATGGGGGCAGGCCGAGAGCCTTCGCTACCTCTAGCCCATTAGCCCCGCAAGAGAAGCAGTGGCATAGGACCCGCCCATCCTTCTCCGCCACGCTCATCGAGGGGTTCTTATCGCCATGGACTGGGCAGCAGGCAACCCACTTATTTCTCCCGGTAGGTCTGACCTTCTCCAGCCTATCTAGTAGCTCCTCAACCATCTTTACGATTCCCCCATGCTTTAGCGATCTTCCTAACACCCTGCCGGAATGCCGTCTTCTCTACCCCTCTGAGATATTCCCAATCGTTGATCTGGGCAAAGACTCGCAAGAGGGCTGCTGCCTGTCTTTCGGTAAGCATTTCCTCCTCCCACATCTCTAGCGCCCTACGCTTCCTCTTTCCACGCTCCGAGTTCTGCATCCCTTCCTCCTCCCCATAGGTCTTGATCTGTCGTCTGTTTGATCGGGAACGTTCTCGCCCTTGGGAT